ATAAAATGATTTATCTTTAAGTGGTTTAAATTTCAATATTTTTTAGGATACATACCTAGTTACTGTAGGCTAATCCACCCATACCTGAAAGGATGCGTAACACGTTATAGTTTAGCGCATAGATGGAGATTTTGCTGTCATCAGCAAGGTAGGTGGATTTGAAGTCAGCTACACCATCAACACCGAAGGTGAGGTTGAGAGTAGCGTTGTCGATACGAGACATGTTGCAAGTACCGGATGGTTGGTGATCTTCAGGATTGAGAGAGAAAGAATACATGCAGAGACCATCGGAGGGAGTGTTAGAATGGTGCTGCCAGGGTTGGACGTAGTTAAAATAATTTCCATCTCTTTCAGAAAAGCGATCATGGCCGTTAAGTTGGAGGAGACCGCGTTGTACGGGGTTTTCAGTTCCATTCATGTATACACCATAGTTATCATATTGGCGAGTAACTACGTCATAAGTAGAAGATCCATCACCTACAGATGCACGCGCAGTAGTGCCGAATAATTTGCTAACAGGGGTAGAAACATCTTCGATAGATAAGGGTTCTCCGAGAATGGTGATATTATCAACATCGGTTTCGGTAGCACTGATAGCTACAGCATTAGCAGCATTGAATTTAGCTACAAGCGCAGTATTAGTTACTGCAGTAGCGATTTGAAGGCGATTATTAGATAAGTCGAGGGAAGTACCAGCATATTTAGCTAGAGATAATACAAAACGTTTAGTAGCTTGTACTCGGAGATTATTAGCATCGGTGGAATCATAAGCAAGGAATGCATGAGCGCCAGAAGGGTTAGTATAACGTCCAAGTTTAAGATTCCAGTAAAGGGCTTTGCAAGGGTGATTGAAGTTAAGGCGGAATTTGTTGCTGTTGATAGATACAGATTCTTCACCAGTGAATTGTACTTGTTCGATAAGATATTCATGAGCATTTTGGGCGAATTTTTTACGTTCTTCGGATTCTAAGTAGATATAGTCTACAAAGAGGGAAGCAGCTTCCATACGGAGACCTAATTGATTTCCAGGGGTAGAAGAAACGAATCCAGAAGATATAATGCATTCTTCGAGTTTTCGGAATTCGAATTCATATCGGACATCGTGATATTGGAGAGCAATTAAAGGTAGAGCAAGACCGTCGTTTCTGCAGTGGAAGAAATATAAAGGAACATATAAAGTCGCAGAACGGTGAGATTTGGCTAATTGGGTTAATTCTGGGGTGTTTCCAATCATTTTAGCATATCCGCGATCTTGGCCAAATTTACGAGATAATTCATACCAGCAATTCATCCAATCGCCATATTGTTTATCAATTTTAGTTCCACCTATGTTTAGTTCGACAGAAGAGATTAAAGCATGACCTACTTTTTGTACCCATGCCCATTTTTGGGTGTCATCGCCAGAATTTCCACCACTTAGAACAACTCGGAGATATACATTACTTACAAGATCACCATTTCTTTGTAATGTAGCAGATACTTTACGTCCGAAATCTGCAGCACCGGAGAAAGTTTGTTCAATGCTTTCTACGGCAAAGTTTGTATGTCTACGATATACAACTTTGAAAAAAGTAATTTGAGGATTACCAGTTAGGTAAACATCTTGAGCGCCATATGCGACCCGAAATTCCTATATCTTTCGATATAAGCGGGACTATACCTTAAGCTGTCAACGAAAATAGGGGATTTTCTCAAGCCTACTCATTATAGTCTCTGAACCTTCAACTCTAGTATTTTACCCATATATACTAGAGTCGCTTGGCTGCGGATTGTCCAATCCTTAACATTTTTACTATGTCCTTGGTCGTTATCCGAGGATATTATGTTTTTCACAAAACATAAGAAGTAGTTAAGGCTCTAAGGAGTTTCCCGCAATTTAAAAGTATCGCCATAAATATATTATGACTAGCCAATTATATTAAACCATGTATTCCACTATTTATCTTTATTGGTATTACATGGAACCAATAAAGTAGTCGACTGTTCAACTCTATCGTTAAAGTTGCATTAGACCACCACCCATTGTGTTATATATATTATAGTATAAGAAAAAAAATTTAAAAAAAAACTAATTAAATTATATTTATATATATTTTTTTTAATTAAATATATATAAAGTTATTAGTTATTTATATATAAATAATTATAATGTCTGAATTTTCATCAAATTTTAAAGATAAAAATATTAAATATTCTTCTTTTTGTAATAATATTTTAAATAAATCATTACTTATACATGGAACTCTTGATAGTAAGCATCAAGATAAAATGAAAGAATTTGAAAAAAGAGACAAAGTATTATTAAAATTACAAAATAAATTATATCAGCTTAATGAAGAATATAATATTATAAATAAAAAAAATCCAATAGATTATATTGAAGAAGATATAATAAAAAAAGCAAAAATAAAAGATGATATTATTGAAATACAAAATGAAATAGATAATTTAAATAATATGTCTGATACACTTGACTATTTTAATAATACTATTGATTTATTAAGTAAATATTATGATGATAATAATGAAAATGATAATAATGAAATTATTGATATATTTAATATTAAAAAAAATGATGACAAAGCACAAATATTTTACAAATATTTAAAAAGAACTAATCAAATAGATTTAAATTATAAACAAAAAAAAAATAAAATTAAAATATGTTCTCAGTGTAATATAGATAAAGTATTACATTTACAAGATGGTTTAATTTCATGTGTTCAATGTGGTAATTGTGATTTTATATTAGTTGATAGTGATATCCCATGTTATAAAAATCAAATAGTTGATAATAAACCAAACGGATATAAAAGAATGAATCATTTTTCTGAATTACTAAATCAATTTCAAGGTAAAGAAAGTACTGAAATACCAAACGAAGTTTTTGAAAAAATTATTGATGAAATAAATAAATTAAGAATTGAAGATCTTTCAACTCTTAATAATTATACAATTAGAGCTATACTTAAAAAGCTAAATTTAAATTTTTATTATGAACATATACCATATATAATTAATAAACTTAATGGTATTCCACCACCTTCTATTAATAGAGAATTAGAAGATAAATTAAGACAAATGTTTAAAGAAGTACAAGAACCATTTATTTTATACAAACCAAAAAATAGAAAAAATTTTTTAAATAATAATTATGTTTTTCGTAAGTTATTTGAATTGTTGGAAGCTGATCATCTATTATCATCTTTCCCTTTTCTTAAATCTAAAGAAAAATTATACGAACATGATCAAATATGGAAAAAAATATGTGATTATAATAATTGGCAATTTATAGAAAGTATATAATTATAATAAGAATATAATAATATAAAGTATATAATAATATAAAGATTAAATTATATTAAAAAAATATAATGTTAGACTATATTTTTTTAATTCCGATTGGTTCCTCAATTAATGGTAAATTACTTGAACAATATTTAAAATTAAGAACTTGGTGTGATAAAAATAATGCAGATATTTTAATTACTAATGGAAAAATGCATAATTTTGCTAGAAATTATTTAGCTACAGGAGGTAAAGGCTTTGAAACACCAAGTCCTCCTGATGCTAAATGGTTGATTTGGTTAGATAGCGATATTCAATTTACAATTGAACAAATAGAAGCATTAATTAGGATTGAACATCCTTTTGTTTCTGGATGGTATGTTTCAGATCTTGGAAATCAAGTAATGGCTGGAAGATGGGATATAGAATTTTTTAAAAAAAATAAATTTATGCCATTTTTTGATAAAAATAAATTAGTTGAATTAGCAAAAGAAAGACCAAATGATTTTTTAGAAGCTGATTTTGTTGGTTTTGGATTTGTTAAAATTCATAGAAATATTATTGAAAAAATGACATATCCATATTTTACTTTAAATGTTCAAGAAATAGATAATTATAAAGATCTGTCTTCTGAAGATTGTAGTTTTTGTCAGAATTGTTTTAAAGAAACAGGAATAAAACCTATTATAGTACCTACTTTACATGTCGGACATCTAAAAACTATCCACTTATATTAATTAGTATCTACCCATATTTAAAGAAGCATTTCTTTTTGAGGTTCTGAAGGAACATTTCTTGTTTGAGATAAAGAACGAGTTCTAGTAGGTGTAGTTGAAGCTGGAGATGTAGATGGAGATTGAGGTAAAGAATCATTTATTCTTAACTTTTTTGATTGTGTTTTTTTAAATTATTATATCTTTGATGAGATATTACTAAACCTAATAATATATATGCATTATTATATGCACTATATGGTGTATATTTATTTATATACTCTCCGAATTTATAATAATTATGATCTTTTTCTTCTTTGGCAATTTGTGTAGTTTGTAGTTTTAAAATCACACTTCTATCTAATACATCACTTCCCATTCCCATTTTAGTTTTAATTAATTTTAATAATTCTACATTTCCAACTTTAACACTTTGTCCACCATCACCACTGTATTCTTTATTAACATTTAATTCTGCAACAATTTCGTGTTGTGTTGTTATTTTATTACTAGTTTTAATCTGATTTAATTTATCGATTAGTTCATTTTTAACTGCTTGTAATTTTTTATTATCGTCATCTCGTATGTCCTTGATTTTTAATTTATAATCATTAATTACGATTTTTAAAGTGTCGAATGATTTTGCCATACTTTCAGACTCTTTACTATTTCCATTTATATTTATTTTGTTAAAATCTTCATCTGGTATATTACAATCTTTAATATTATTTATTTTATTCTCAATATCTGCAATATTTTGATTAAATTCTAGTATAACTGATTTATTTTTTAAATCAAACACGTCAATAACAAATGATTGATTATTATTTTTTAATATTGTTATTATATATGCATTTGTTATTTTATTATCATTTAATAAACCTTGAAATGATTGTTTATTTATAATTAATTTACCACGTTTAATCTCGTCATCTTCTTTTAATTGATGAAATGTACTAAAATTATGATAAAACTCTTTTAAATCCGATGAATTAATAATTTTATTACAATTTGTTTGTATATCTTTAATTTTTGCCATTTGTGATTCATTGATATCAAAAATTAAAAATTTATCACCTACTTTTATTAAATAATTTTTTTGATCAAAATATTGAGTTGATGATGGAGTTTTAATTCCACTTAAAGAGTATGTTTGAACGTTATTATCTGAATCTGTATCATTATCAATATCTTGACGCTTTCTAGTATAATTATCATATTCTTCTTCTTTTTGTTGTTCTTGTTGTTCTTGTTGTTGTTGTTGTTTTGTTTGTTGTTGCTGTTGCTGTTGATTTAATTCTGTATAATATAAATCTGAATCTGAAAATGAAGCTTGAGCATTTCGAAGATCAGCTTCATAAGCATTTTTTTGTACTATTTTATCTCTTGTTTTTGATACTACATTTCTTAATTTTGTATTTACACTATCTGTTTTTTTTTGTACATTCGTAAATTTATCTGCTACTAATCCTGTTTGTTTAACTTTTTTGTCACTAGCTTCATTTTCTGTCGTTTGTGTTATTTGATTGTATTGATCTGAAGCATCAAAATCATCATTTTTATTTTGTATAGTGTTTATTTGTTCTCTTTCTTCTTTTTTTTCTGGTTTTTTTTTAATTATTGCATCTAATACTTGTTTGTTATCAAGTATTTTATTTTCACATTTATATCGTTCATTATCAAGTTCTTTTAATTTTTTATTAGCTTCGCTCTTACATTCTATATCTTTTATACTATTTAAAAAATTAAATTGTTTAGTATATATATTATTTAGTTTTTCTTTATCTGTAAACTTACATTGTGATATATTATTATCAATTTTGAAATTTTTTATTTTTTTGTCAGTACATTCTTTTACTGGTTGTGGTTGTGGTTGCGATACATCTGTTTTTGTTTTTTTTGTTGTTGGTTGTGGCGGTGGTGGCGGTTGTGGTACATTTGTAGTACCTTTTTTATCTTGTGCTTGGGTTGTTGTGGTGGTTGTGGTTGTAGTGGTTGATTGAGTTGTTAATATTTTTTCAATTTGTATAATTATTTCATCATAATTAGTTTTATTAATATCAAAATCAAAACGAAATATTAAATCATAATTATTTTTATTAATAATTGGTTTATGATTAATTTTAATATCATTTTTTATAATATTTTCTATATCATTCATAATTGATTTTATTTTTTCAATATTTGCATTTGTATTTTTTAGTAATGGTCTTACTGTATTTAATAAATCTTTTATATCATCTATTTTTTTAAAAAAGACAAATACTTGTTCCTTTATTAACATATTTTTTACTTTTGTATGATTATCGGTTGTGTATTTTGGAACTAATGTTAAATTTTTTTTTAACTGATCAATTAATATACTTTGTGATATTAAATTATTGTGTATAGTAATTTCACGGTTATTCTTATTATTCTTCGAATCTGGTTTAAGCTTTAAAAAATTTTCATGTAAGTCTGATTGCGTTCGCACCTTACCACCTCCTAAAATATTATTTTTTAAATCTAAATATTTTTGTTTATATTCTTTATATATAGCATAATAATCATTATCGCCAGATTTTAATTCCATATTATTATAATATATTATATATAATATATTATAACATATTTTATTTTAATATTTAATATATTTATATTAAATCTGTTGAAATTATATATTATAATACTATTGATTATACTATTTTTTTCGTATTGTGTTTGTAGGTATTTTGTACCAGCTTCTCTTTATGTTGTTATTCTTAATACATTTTGTTATATTTTTGTTTTTAATTCTTCAATTAATGCATCATCTATTTGACTTATAACAGTTTTTTATTAATATAAGTATAAGTCTGTATTATTTCTTTTATTTTTGTTGTTTTCCATTAAATGTTATTTGTATATTTTAGTCTATATCATTTATAATAATAATTATAAATTGCTTTATCAATTAGTATTATATAAATTAGTACTTGATTGCTACCATCTTATAAAATATTTATTTTTGTGGAGATTGTGCTAAATGATGTTAATAAATGTTGTGTTATTGCTAGTTTGCTAGTTATATAGCCATGTCTGATATAAAAATTAATATTATTTTTAAAATTATAAATTAATATAAGTATTAATTTATAATTATATATTATATTAATGGGCGGAGGATTACTACAACTAGTTTCTTCGACGAATGAAGATTTATTTATAACTTCAAAACCTCAAATAACTTTTTTTAAATTAGTTTTTTATACATATACAAATTTTTCAATAGAAACATTAGAAGAATTTTTTGATGGAGCGCCAAATTTCGGCGAAAGCGTAACTTGCACACTTGCAAAAACAGGCGATTTAATAAATCATATGTATTTAAAAATAGATTTACCAGAGGTACATATTCCAATAGTTAATAATTCAATTATACATCCAAAAAACAAAACATTTATAAATAATATTATATTAGAATATAATGAAGTAAAACATAATTTTACAAATTATAAACAATATATAAAATATTTTTTTGTTTTATGGAGATTATTATGGAATGAATCAATTAGTATAGCAGGGAATT